TCAAAAATAAAGGCTATGATGCCTCCCGCTATCCCCACTAACACAACAATCCAGAACGATTTAATCAGTGCGTCCTTGGCCTCCTGCTGGGCATAGACCTCTCGTTTACGTTGCTCTTGCACTTCTTTCATGCAGTTTCTGTACTCTTCAACGCCTTCATTTCCGTATGCATAGCGAAGAAGTTGAATAAGCTCCTTGCGTTGATTATCGATTCGCTTTCTGTGGGCAAACAATTCAGCCGCTTCTGCCTCGACTGAAGAAGAAAATACAAGTTGTTTCAGGGGGTTAGTACGTTTTTTCTGTCTTTGGCTTGCGTAGAGAACATCACTGGCGTGGCCTTGCCAACGAGCTACCACCTGGAACGTGTCTTCAATGCTCTTACCGGCTTCAATAAATGCCTTTACGCCAGCGTAGGCTTTGGTAGCCGCAGCCACCGCTGTCACAGGGTCAATCATTGGGAACCTCGTATACTACATAGGGATCACAATACGAACTGAAATACGGCAAGTACCAAGTGTAGGTCTGATCCGATGTGCTATTTAGCTCCTTGTATCGACAAATCCTGTAATGTTCTAACCTCGTTCTGCTTCCAATAGCCCAGGTGTAGGTGTAGGTGTCGAGCACCAAATACAGAATGATGACTTCCACATATCACGGCTTTGTGGGCCAGTCGATTTTGCGGGGAAAGTCTGTCTGCTGTGGCACATCACGCAATGCCTGCCTGTACGTCTTCATGGCATCCGTCATAGTGACATCTGCCAAAGCGTGATGATCTGTCTCCATCAACAGGGCAGTACGCTTGGCTCTTTCAGTTGCCGCCAAAGCCGCAGTATTTGCCGTATCGTAAGCAGTCTTTTGTGCCGCTACCGTCTGAACATCACCGTTGTCATCGGTATATTCAGTAAACATTTCTTGCTCTTTCCACGCATATACCCAGTTGCCTTTAGCGTCTTGCACAGCGCCGTTACGCACAACGGACTTATACGCCGCGCTGGGTTCTGGGGCAGGGGCTTCTAATACAGGGTCTACGTTCAAAGCATCATGCACAGAGCTATTCCACGCTTTGGGAAAACTCATGTTCTTGTTTGCTGCGCGGAGTTCAGTGTCCGTCTTTATTTCGCCGCTTGACCTGTGTCTATATTCTGCCATGTCAATTCCTATGCGGTTGCTAAAAATATGTAAGTGCCGCCAGAGGCATTAAGCGCATCTGGCGCAGATGATGTAACAGTAAATCCACTAGATAGCGGGTCAATGTAATCTGTGTTGGTTACTTGAGTGTCAGTGGTATTTAAAAGCAAATACGGATCGTTACCCGCCACAATGCCTCTAACAGAGTCATACACATACCAATCGCCATTACTTCCAAAGCTACCGCCAACCCTGTCCCACCTTTTAATCAAAACAAACCTAGCGCCAGCACTAAAACCGCAATCTACGTTTAAGTCATTGCCTGTGCCGGTGTAGCTACCTACTTTTGATATGCCTGAAACAGAAGCAAACAAATAGGCAATATAAAAACGTCCATTGTTATTGGTGGTTGAGTAATTTGCTCCTACAGTAAATACACTGGCCGTAGGGGTCGTGCTGTTAAACTGACTATCTGTTGCTATTAAGTATGACTTATCAGTATTTAAATTTAAGGCTTTATCGTTACCCATAGCTGAATGATAAACAGCCCAATTTGCAGTAAAAGTATCTCGCCTTTTGATCCACATCATTTCAGGCACAGCGCCTAAATTATGTGCTACATTTTGAACGCTAGAACTGCCGGTGTAAGTTACAACATCAAAGAACCCTTTAGCCCTACGAAACATCCATGCATACTCATCAGCATTTGCTGAGGCGCCTTCTCTGTGACCGTTCATGTAGTCAAAAGTTACGCTACTAATCGTTGACTCAGTGGAAGAAGAATCTGTAAACAGAACTTTACTGCCAGTAAGGCGAGAAGCTATTTGGCGACTTCCAGTTTCGTCTACCGTTCTATGAATAGCCATATCAACTGGGAAACCGCTAATAAAAGCAGGAGAAGTTGTTGTTGTTCGATTGTCTACAGCGAACAAATCAGTAGCCGCAAGCTCTGATGCTGGCTTGTGGGGTCTTGCGATAGCCATGTAGATATATTGATGGGCTGTAGTACCATCGGTGTAGTTCCAGTTGCCGCCCTCTAATGTGAAACCAGTAGCATCAAATCTCAATCCATCATCTGATTCTTCAGCAAGATTAATATCTGCGCTTAGGTGCTTATCAGGGCTATCAACAAAAACACCACGCATATTGTCAAATATAGACCATCTACCAATGCCGTTAAGCGCCTTCTTTATCATTATCCACTGAGGCTCAAACCCTAAAGTGATTGTTTGGTCAGTGGTTGCACTTCCTGCGCTGTTACCTGAATAAATGCCACACTTGATGATGGCTTGATCCGAATTTTCGCCATACCCTTGTTCGTCATGGGCGAATAGGTAGGCTACATAAGAATCACCATTGTTGTTTACGTTGCCATTTGTTTCTACAGTAAACTGAGTGGCGGTCGGCGCTGTTTCCCAAAAATCACTTTGAGTCGTAACAGCCGCAGTATCGTCTAAACTTAAAAACTTTCCTGTACCTATGCTTCTGTGAAACACCGCCCATCTTGTCGTACTGCCCACATATTTTTTTATTATCATCATTCCCGGCACAGAGCCTAAGTTATGATTTATCTGTCGGTCAGCATTGCCATCGCCTGTATAAGTAACAATGTCAAAAAACTTTTCTGCTTTGCGGAATGACCAAGAAACGTATGTAGAACCTGAGTAGTTTGCCTCTCCGTTTCCATCTGACCCTAATGAAAAACCATTATTGTTGAATGCAGTTACTGAATTTGCATACGTGCTCTCTGATGCAGTTTCATTTGATGCTAGCCTCTTAGTTACACCTCTAGCCGTATCGTATAAGTTATGGCTATATCCTGCATGTGGCCTGCCTTTAACCCAAACCAAGCCGCCTTCACCAGAAAGATCAAGGCCGTTTACAATATCCTGATTTGAACTTGTACCTTGGTACAAAAACGTAGAAAACAAATCATCAACGTAAACAGCCTCACCAGCATTACCAGCGGCGGCTTGTAATAGCTTGGTGCCTACACTCATCCCAGTGCCTGACCAGCTACAAAGCCGTAATAGGTTGTGCCGCCATCAATAGTGAAGAACACAAATACATCCACGCCGTTGTTTGTTGCAGTCAAGGTAGGCGCTGTAGCCGCAGGCCAATCAACGCTTCCGGGCCATGTAATCGTTCTGGCACTGCTGTCTTGAATCACCTTCAGCACAAATGATGACGCCCTGCCTGCGGCGGCTGGGTTGCTAAAAGTGTAGGTGACGTTTTCTGTCAGATCATGCTCGAACAGGTTGCCGTCGCGTAAGTTAATGGTCGCCGCGTTAGAGCTAGAGGTGACAGTCGTGACCTCTTCGATTGTGCCGTTATCAAAGCTGACCACACCGTTTGCATCTGCTGTTACAGCCTTGCTTGCCTGCGTTAGACCCAAGGTAGTAATGTCGAGATAGTTGATCTCTGCGGTGGTTGCGGTCACCCCGTCCAAAATGTTGATCTCTGACGCTGTTGCAGTAATACCGGGCAAAGAACTTGTAAACGCCAGCTTGCCACTGCCGTCTGTCTTGAGAAGCTGTCCTGCCGATCCGTCTGCGTCAGGGAGCTCTAGACTGTAAGTGGCAGAGGCGCTGTGGGGCGGCCCCTTCAGGGTTACGCCGTGAGTGTTTACTTGGCAGTTAAAGCGTATCGCCCCCGAATTGGTTGCGCCCACCAGCTCAACAAAACCCGTGCCGTTTGGCGTAAGTTGCACGTTGCCATTAGTATTAGTGGCCTTCATAGCGTTGGTATCGAACTGAAGGTTCTCAATAGACACTACACCGTTAGCGTCTTCAACCACCGCCTTGTCGGCTGGGAACGCGCAAAAGATAACTTTGCTTCCTGCTGACAAACTAACAGCAGAGCCACTGTTGGAGCTTGCAAGCACGGTGGTTCTGGCGATTGTGTTACCGCTGCTAACGTATGTTCCCAGGCCAACCTCAAAGTCAGAGTTGTTACTGTCTACAATCGCGTAGTAGGTGGTGTCACTATCTGACAGAACAGAAGAAAACGTGACAAAGTTGCTGACCGCGCCGCCCAAGGCCACGTTGCCCGTGCCAGTGGTCGTTGTTGTCTCTTTTACTCTGTCCTTAATTATCAAGGCCATGCTTCAGCACCTATGGTTTTGTGGGCCAGTTAATCGACGTAGGAAAGTCCTTCTGCTGGGGAACATCTCTGAGCGCCTGACGATACGCAGTCATATCGGAAGACATGGTTATATCAGACAAGGCGTAGTGGTCTGTCTCCATCAGCAATGCAGTGCGTTTAGCTCTTTCTTCTGCGGCAAGCCTGTCATTGGCTCCTGCGACCCATGCTGTTTCTTCTGCATCTCTTTCGGCTTCTTCTTCAGCAGTGAAAGGAACATTTCCATTAGCAGTTGCGTGGTATCTAGTCATTTAAGAGACTCCATAAAGAGCAACCTGACGAGCAGAGAGGTTTCCGCTAGACATTTTTAGTCTAACCCCCGTCATGTCAAATCTTTTTGTGCCAAAACTATCTGGTGTTTTAAACCCTGCCGCTCCAAGAAATATAAAAGCGTTTGTTGAACCGTCTGAGCCAGCAAGCCTCCAGCTAAATTCGTGGTGGCGCTCCTTGCTCCGAGATATGACCACTTCCCCTGTAAACGGCCCCGCTGGGGTATAGTTACCTACCAACTCAATATGGGGATCGCCCGTGTCGTTGTATCCGTTAAGAGCAGAGCTTCCGGTACCAGTTATAATCCCCTGCCTCCAGTAATAAATACTGCTTTCTGTGATAATGCTACCGGCGACAAATATCTGCAAAAGAAGATCGCTTTGACTTACAGGCTTTGCGTCAGCAATGAAGAGCTTGTAAACACCAAACCCATCGTTCATTCCGGTTAAATCAATCGTGGCCGCACCGGACACATCTGTGACACTGGAAATAAGGGTCATCCCTCCGGGTACTGGATATTTTACGGCAAGCTCTGTTGTAGATAGGGCTTTACCCGCAAAAACAGCACCTGTTGTAGCAATAGCCCCAAGATTATTCACAAAATAATCTGACCCCGCCGAAAGGCTCGACTGAGCGTCATCTACCGCACCGCTTATCTGAATAGTAGCTGTAGCACCGTTTGAGTAAGCGGCGTCTGAAATACCCACAAAGTTATTTGAAGTTAAATTGGTAAAGCCTACTTGAGTTGCAACGGCGTTACCTTTATTGCTATCACTTCCATCCCTGTGCGCTACTACAACTGTTCCAGCATTTACGTCATAAACATTGTCACTGTTGCTCTGGGCTGAGTTACTAGCTGAATCTAATGTTGTTACGCCGTCAAAAGATATTGAAGTGCCTGACACCGTTCCCACATTAAGAACTAAAATATTAGAGTTGCCTCCATCTCCATATGTAACAGCAATTTTTTGAGCGCCCGAGTCATAAGACGCTCCTACTGACCCAAGAACTACAGTGCTATCTATTTCAACCCGAGTACCAAAACTAATCGAAGTTCCACTAACAGTTCCAACCACAGCGTGTAAAACTTGATTGCTGTGTAGGTAGACAACAACTACTTTTCCTGTACTGGAATCAAATACGGTGCCCTTTTCCATTTCCGTAATATTGTTGCCGGAATCACCAAATTCACCGGCTGAACCAAAGCTAATTGAAGTGCCGCTTACCGTTCCAACAACAGCTTTATTTTTTCCGCTGTCATCTTGATCTCTGTAGACAAGCACAACTTTATTATTAGTGGTGTCAAAAGTTGACCCCATGTGATGTGTTTCGCCGCTATAAACAGCAACCTCGCTTCCAAACGAGATGCTAGTTCCACTAACCGTTCCAACAATTGCAGTAAGAACATTAGACTTTCTATAAGCAATAACTGCTTTGTTACTGTTGCTGTCAAATGTAATTGTGGTGTCTACCGTCGAAGCATCATTGAACTCAACTGCTGTGCCAAAAGAAATGCTGGTTCCACTAACCGTGCCAACAGCGGCGTACCCGTGATAACCAGCACTAACATCACTGTACACAACAACAACTTTATTGTTGCTGGAGTCAAAGGTCGCTCTAATGTAATACGAGTTAACAGAGCTTACGGCTACAGGTGTGCCAAAACTTATTGTTGTCCCGCTTACTGACCCCACCACAGCCCATGCGTAGTCACTTCCCGCTCTGTAAACAATAACAACCCTGTTACTATTAGAATCGTAAGTAGAGCCTAAGTTATAGGTATCGTTATCTATTCCGCCGGAGTCAAAGGTGGTGGTAGACCCTGTAGCTGATGCCCTGCCGCTTACAACAGTAACCGTGCCATCAGAGTTAAGAATAACCGGATCACCATTAGCTAACGCGCCAGAGGCTGTTGCCGTAAAGCTGGGAGATGCGTTTACGGTGGTAAAGCTAAGGTTGCCCGAGCCGTCAGTCTTGAGTAGCTGATCGGCACTGCCATCGGCAGAGGGCAGGGTAAACGTAAAGCTAGACCCTACAGTTGCTGGAGCCTGTAATGCAACGTACTGACCGCCAGAGGCATCCTGTAACCGCAAGTCACCCTGCCCTGTCAGGTCTACCTGAGTGGCTGTGACACCGCCGCTAACAGAAACATCACCCGAGGCGTCTCTGTTTACAGATTTATCCGCAGGATAGGTCAAGAACACATCTTTGGTTCCCGCGCCAAAGCTCACGGCGTTATTGCTGTTGGAGCTGGCAAGAACCGTGGTGCGGGTTATGGTGTTACCGCTACTTGCATAGGTGCCTAGACCAACCTCAAAGGCGAGGTTGTTGTCATCAATGATGGCGTAGTAAGTGGTATCCGCATCCGACAGGACAGACGAAAAGGTGCGGAAATTAGGTTCTGCACCCCCGAGCGAAATCGCGCCTGTACCTGTCGATGTGGTGGTTTCTTTTACGCGATCAGCAACGACCAAAGCCATGATTATGCAATCCTGATAATAGCGTTAGATGCGTCAGCCGTTGGGAACACGATAGTAAAATCACCAGAGCTTGATGACTTGTCAGCGCCAAAATCCAGAACAAGCACGGTGTTAGTAGTTCCGCTGCCACTACCTGCCGTGGTGTTATAAATCAAAGCTCCCCGCGCCGTCAGTGTGCTGCTGGAGAAGGTGAGGTCGGCAAAGTCGGTCAGGGCCGTGGTTCCCGAGGTGGTTGGAGTCACATTAGTCAGTGTTCCGCCGCCTGCCGAGTAGCCTGTGCCGCTGATCTCATTACTGGTTGTGTACGCTGTGGTTGCCGCATTAAAGCTGGCTGAATTGGTGTACATCGCCAGTTTATACGTATCGCCAGAGCTGTTTGTAAAATCGTGTTTCGCCTGGAGCAATTCCTGCTTAAAAGACGTACACATGAAGTTTCCTGAAAAGGCCATGTCATAATCTCCTGATAAGTTCAGCCAAGTCTTTGTGCCCTGCCTCAAGCAAAGCGTTGTTAACAGTAGTTCTGTCACTTTGAACGGCTTCTTTCATATAAAAGACAAGAACCGCTCTCATATGCTCCTTATACGCTATCGCTTGATCCCTGATAGCGGGCGGTGCCGTATCAGAAACGCTGAGAAGCTTGTCTAAGCACCGTTCAGCAACCTCTTCAGGAGTGAAGCCACGATGTTGGGTAGTCTGAACTTCGACTATGCCCGGTGATAGTGTAACTCCTTCAAAGTTCATTGTTTAGGTCTTATAACCATGCCGGTCATGTATTGGTCAGTTACTTCTTTAGATTCTCCAAACTGCTTCATTCCAATCAGGGCATTTTGCAGTTGAGAGGCGTACAAGCCCAAAACATCCTGCTCACCTTTCATAAACGTGTACGCCTCTAAAAGGCTGCCGTACAACATTGCCAAAGGGGCATTTTCACTAAGCCAAGATTGGCTTGTGTCGCTCAAGCTGGTCAGGCTGGCAGGCCGATAGTAATAATGTAGCTCTGCCGTCAAAGCGGCATCTGGGGTAGGCGCTAAAATAAAATTACTGCTATCAAACATCGCATAGTATTTGGGCGTCCCCGTGGTGCTACTGTTGGGGTTGAACGTCTGCAAGAAGTTAACGTCTTTGTACTCAACAAAGATTTTGGACGAGGAAACTTCAAAAGAAAGCGAAAACGGAGCTAAAAAGTCAGACGGGCAATCCAAAAATTGATTGGACACGGTGGAAGTTCCGGTCACATTTTTACGGAACTCTGAAAGCTGTACATTTTTAAGAATGCGCTCTTCAGCATTACGAATAAACACAGGAAGATTGTTGGTAAACGTCGTTTCGTCGTTTTCCGTGTAATCTTTTATAGCCTGTTTTAATTCACCGTAAGTAAAGCTCATGTCGTTGTCACCGTAACAGACCCTACGGAACCCTCCAGGGCATCCGTATTTGTTAATTCAGAGGGCAGCTGCGCTACTCCCGCTGTGGCCCAATTACCATTGCCTAAATAGCTAATGCTATTTGTTGTTTTAACTAAAAAAGCACTGGTTGGGTTTTCCGGTTGCGGTCTAGGATTCAAAAGGGCCTGCGGATCAACAGCTTTTCTGCGGGGCTCTAATTGTGGCTGTTTTGGCTCATATTCGTCTGGGCCAACCAACATGCCGGTCCACTCACGTTTCATCTCGTTTAGTTTGTAGCGAAACCCAGAACGATCTGATATCCCGTAAGCGAACTTTCCATTAGCAAACCTAGCCATTACAGCACCCTTGAGTAAGCCATTGAGGGCTGGATGTTGAAAGAAGACCTGTCTCTATCTTCAGAAGCTGCCCTGTCAAACTCTTCCTCGTACACCGCTTTTAGAAGTTGAACCCTCTCCGGGGCTCGTTTCATAGCTAAGTAATACGCTAAACCCGCAGCCAAACACGGGTAAAACCGGAAAGGCAGGTCCATAGTATTTGTGAATGTATCGGCATCGTCCATGCGAACAAGTTTGTCAATAATCACCGTATCGGTGCTATTTTCAGGGACGGGCCAAAGCTTTAAAACAGGGTTTATCTGCCGGTCTACAAAAAACTGAGAGGGACGCGCTTTGGTCGTTTTAGTGGGTATATTGATGTAATCACCCCTACTAATCCTTTCCAGCGCAAAATCGGTGCCACTTCTTCGTATGACTGCGTCCAAAACATCAATTGTAGATGCTCCAAGCGTATATTCAGCAGTACCTTCGGTAAGCGAAACCGTTGTTTGGTCAATGGTCCATTGATTCAAACCCCGGTTTGCCCAATCTGCCAACATCAAGTTCAACGATCTTTTTGCAGTTTTGAGGTCATAACCGGTGCGGACCTCTAGCCCGCAGCGTTCATAAGCCTCTTCAATGTAGTCACTTACATCAAGCTCAAAATCTGTTGAATCCGATACGGTCATTACTTATAACCTCGTACCCGGGGCTTTGGACAAGGACTCATAGCTTCTTGCTTGTGGGCATTAACGGGTCCGCCGTTTTTCATAAAACCCATCTTGTTTCGGACTTCTTTGGGTAGTTTTGGTAAACCCTTATTGCCTTTAGGTATTTTCTTCAACGCCATTTGCATCAACCCCTTCTGAATACAGATTATCAAACGTTATGTTTGGGTCTGTATAACTACTGTGCCCCTCCGCCGTATGTGTATATTGGCTGGGCGTAAAGTCAGGCGCACCGTCTCCTGTGTTCCATAACGCGGGGGAGGTAGCTCTTACCCGGTTATTTGGTAATGCCACCATGTTACCTGCCCACGGTCCCTCTGTCAGATATAACAAATGACTTTGTTTATGCTGATCTGGAGAATCTGCAATACTGTTGCCGGTATAATCTATAGTCATAACATACCGCGCTTCATAAAACTCGTGGTTAACCTTAGCTATCCACGGGCTTGAGCTAACGCGATCTATAACAATCACACTGTGATCAATAGACTCGCAGTCCCACGGCTGACAAAGATGGTCTTCCATCCTATCGGGCCAATCATCTAAAGGCACATCAGCTACCAATGCTTGTATTGGCATACGTGCCCACATTGCTCCTCCGTGGACGTTAGATTCAACGTCATCGGAGGTGTCTGTAATTCCAGTAAAAACCACTTGAAAACTTAAAGATCTATCTGGAATTGTATTTACCGCTATAGCAAGCGCATGTAAAAACTCACCATGATATCGTTGGTGGTCACATGTAAATTCTTTACGCACCCAGCATTTAAAATACGGGATGTTGCTTATCAAATGAGTCACTGCTTATCCGCCCATGGGCTTCTTTTTCTTCATCAGTGCGCCGCCCTTGGACTTCTTTACGGCGTTGCCTTTAGACTTCTTCATTGCGCCGCCATTATTCATGCCGGGTGGTTTCATTGCCGCACCGCCTTTGGACTTCTTCATGGCGTTGCCTTTGGACTTCTTCATTGCACCGCCGTTATTCATACCGGGCGGTTTCATTGCCGCACCGCCTTTGGACTTCTTCATGGCGTTGCCTTTGGACCTTTTGGAGGAGTTGTGCCCTCCATTTCCTAAATTAACTCTACTTCCTGGCATTTTACTTCTCCTATGTGTAACGAGTTTTTTTACGACGTTCCGACAGAACTGCTCCGCAGCCCCTGTGATTCTTACGATTTTTGCCACGTATTTCGCCACCCGTTGCTGCTCTAGTGACTTTCGCAGTTTTGGTGTTGGCTACTACCGTTTTACCTCTTGCGCCTTCTTTTTTCTTTTTACGGGCCGTGGCGGCACGTTCTGATTTACTCAGGCTGTTGGCTTTAGAACGGGGAAGGCAACGATCTGGACGTTTTTTGTTTTTAGACGTGCCGCATTCACCAACAATGTTGCCACTGCTGTCGATGCGAACCCAATCTTGATCAAGCCATTTTTTAAGTTCGCCCATTGCCTTTTTTTCCAGATTTTTTTGAACCCGGCAAAGTTTTTTCTAAACGATCTGCTTGGCCAGCGTGTAATTTAGATGCTTTACGCAATTCAGCTATCATCTTTCGTTTCTGAGCAACAGTTAATTCAGCCATTTCAGAACCTTATCTTCCTTTTCTTTTGCCGCCTTTAGATTTTTTGGCGTAATTAGGATCTTTACAATACTTGCTGGCCGCCAAATTAGCATATGCAGAGGGGTAGGTATCAAACGTTCGTTTTGCCCACGCTTTACCTTCGGGACAAATTTTACTGCCCTTACTTTTTTTTGAGGCAGAGCCGCCGTTTCGTAGGTACGTCAGTCCTCTCATGCTATCTTTAGAAGCCATAATTACCCCACAAGCCTGTTAATCACAGGTGTAGTTATAATTAAAAGAGCTATCCCCCAAATCTTCATATCTAAACGATCTAAAGACTTTTTTTGGTTGTCTAGGCGCTCTTCAATCCTTTCATACCGTAAAACACATTCAGATTCGTGCTTTTCTAATCTGGCTAAAGCGTCTTCCAATTTCATGGCTACCACGCCTTACATGACCAGTACCTAGCGGTAAACTTATCTTTTGCGGTATCACAATTGTGACGCGCTCTAAAATTACTCCTGCGGCCCGGTTGTGACTTTTTAATCGACATGTTGGGGTCACCAAAACGAACAAGCTTTATTTCTTTGCCTTTTTTAGCCAAAACCGCACTTTTCTTAGACTTTCCGGGCGTTTTTTTCGGCTTGTTGTAACCAGCAAACGTTTCCCCTCGGTAACTTAAACGACCAGAGGGAAGCCTTTTTACGTCTTTAGTGGTTGCCATTAGCTGAAAAACACCGTGATTGCCGTAATGTTAGTTAAGACACTGACAAAAATGTCAGACACTTTAATGCCTTCATCAGGAATGTTAACTGAGTGTGTCTCACTGGCAGAAAAATCCAAATCTAATACGGTGCTGCCACCACTACCGTCAGTCACTGTAAGTCGCGGCGTTCCAGATGCTGAAAAAACTTGAATCTGACGAATACGAGCAGGCCCTACACCAGCAGAGCCTGTTCCGGTCAGACGTTTTGATCTTACGTCTGAGTTAGCCATGGTGATCTCCCGTTAGGATGCGTCAGAAGTGCTGGATATACCAAAAAACTTCAAGACAATAACGGTATCTCCACCAGGGTCGCCTGAAACAACAACCTCAACCTCATCCGCTGTGCCCGTAGACGCGGTAGTTGATCCACCAGACATCCCAAGGACACCGTTACAGGGGAAAAACCCCTTGAAACCAGTTGAATTTAGAGCGGCAGAAATACCATCAACAAAACCATCAGTATCAGCATCTGTGCCGATATCATTAAGCGTGACAGAGTTTGCAGCTGCTGTGGTAACAGCAATTGTAACGCCCATAGGAATAAAGTTATCTGGAATACCAATTGCAGATTCTTTACCCGTGGTGGCACCGTCAGCTACAGTTATGGTCGCCTCATAAGTAGAAAGCGTCATAGTGCTAGTTATAGCGCCAGTGCTGGAGTTTTTGGTGATATCTTTAAACCCGTTTTCAGAACGGACGGGACCGCTGAAAGTAGAATTAGCCATGTGATTCTCCTGTCGTGGCTAGTGTCAGCCTCGGGATGAGACTGTCAGGAAAAATTTATACTAACATAAATGTTCTACGTGGAACAAAAAAAGCCGCCCGAAGGCGGCTCTGTTTTTAAGCACCCGGGGTGCCAAAGACACAACGCCAATCAGAGACTCCGAAACTGTAACGCTCACGCGCTTTAAAGCGCATGTTGCCAGTGTCAAAGTCGCCTTCCATGGCAGTCTTGATGGGGCTTCTGTTAAACATCTTAAAACCGTTGGGAGCATCTGTCTTCAAGAAGAAAGCGTCCGTATCGGTCAAATAATGGTTAACTACCGCACCGTATGGAATCATACCCATAGACTTGTTTGCGTTGAGGTCGTTGTCAGGCGTACCCGGTCGAAGATTGGAGTTCAATACTCTCTCTGCAATA